AGTCCAATGGACTTACATGGTCTTGGCTGTTTTATTGCGCCCGATAAAATCCTGCCCCGCATGACTTGGTTTCGTGACCGCGTGATGCGTCGCGGGTTCGGTGAATTTGAATGGGTACCTCGCGCCGATTGGCATAAAGTCGAATGTGTGAGGCATATTCTTGAGCATTCCTTTTTCATGAAATTGCGGGATGCGGTGGATATGCCGCCCGTCACAACAACGGAAATCAAAGTGCCGTTAACCGACGCGCAGAAAGCGGTGCTGATGGAACTGCGCACACAAGCGACGACATTAGACGGGCGGATAACCGCGGTCAATGTCGCGCGGCTTCGGAATGCGCTTATACAGATAAGCTCTGGTGTGGTGCGCGATGATGACCAATCGCTTTATCATATAAAATCGAAACGCGCGGAAGTAGTTAAAGAATTGATTGATGAGGCGGATTCTCAAGTCATTGTATTTACATGGCACACAATAATTACAGAATGGCTTGGACATGAACTTGACGCGCCTATCATTCATGGCGCGACGATGCCGAATAAACGCCATATTATTTTGAATGCTTTCAAAGCAGGCGAGCATAAAGTTATTGTTGCGAACCCGCAAACCGTTGGGCATGGCGTTGACTTGACCAATGCGAATCGGGTCATTTTCGCGCAACTGCCGGATAGTCTCGAATTATATTTGCAGGCCATCAGCAGGGTGGACAGGATAGGGCAAGCTCATCCTGTCCTTGTTTATAATTTATATTCACAAACGGAGGCAACAATCTTAAAAAATCTATTGACAAAAAGGGAATATATTGATACTATAGAAGAATACAAGTCGTTGATGAATGATTTGTGTGAAACTACCGACATAAACTAACTTAAGGAAAAAAAACATGTTATATGCAAAATTAAGCAAACAAGGATTTTTGTTAAACGGCATTTGCCGCCCCGAACTTGTTGGAGTAGTTGTGGGTATTTCGCCATTCAAACGCCGTTATTTCGATGGCACTTATAAGCCGGGAAATACGGATGCACCTGTATGTTTCGCTACAGACGGGAAACCCGACCCCGACGCCCCGGAAAAACAGGCCGAATCGTGCAAGGTCTGCCCCATGCGGAAGGGAAAATGCCGCGCGTTTCGAGAACTCGTGCTTGTGAGTAAGGAATTTGGAATTGTCCAGCTTCATTTGCCTGCGGCTTCCCTTATCCCGTTCACACAATACGCATCAGACATCAACATGCCGATTAACCGAGTGGCCACAAAAGTTGAACTTGACCCGGCATTTGATTATATAAGAGCCAAGTTCTCTAAAGTCGGCACGTTGACCAACGAGTCGGCGGATAAGATTCTCGCTTATGCGAGGGCGGAAGGTGCACCATACATGGAAACTTCTGTTGTGCCTTCGGTTCCAGCGCTGCCTTTTGACTTTGTAGAGGAAACCGCCGAACCCGCCGCGCCGACTGAAACAATAGTCGCCTCGTTAAAAGCACAATTTAAGTGAGATCGGTATGCTGCTAAGCGTGGAGACAGATTTCGGTGATGGGAGAATCTTTCGCGTTGCCGATGGCTACACGAAGCTCTGCGCCGCAGTTATCGGGCAAGCGCTCGTCGATGGGGACCTAACGGGTCTCCATTGGTGGGCGGCTTTCTTCGATGGCGATGTGCGGGCGATTGAATTTATGACACCGAGGCAAAGGTATGCTGCTGGATATGCGTTACTTAAACTTGTAGGCAGCGCCGGTAAATGCAAGAACCGAAGGCCGCGTGATGACGGATTATAATGTAGGGTGGCTGGTAAGTGCGTTAGCTTCCGATCAAGCGGATTTGGTTGGGGCAATGCCATCATCCGAGCAGTCGGTTCTTGTATTTATCAAAACCAAAGCTGACTTGAAATATAAGGGCTGGACGAACGCCCTTGATTTTTATAGATTTTATACGTTCTTTTGTGCGGACTACGGCTATGCCGCGACTTCCTATGCAACTTTTTTCCGAGTGGTCGTGCAATATTTAGGCGTGCCGTTGAAGCGGCACAAAGATGCGCACTTTTTCCGCGCTGGACTTAAATTCCGTCAATGGGAATTAGAACAGGCCGAGGACGCCCCGCGCGTTGATATGGACGAAGCGCGCAAAATTTTTTCATTTTTAGAGGAACTTCGAGATGAACGAGCCGGACGAGATATTGGGGAATAATCCCGAAACAACAAGTTCGATACGGGATTTATACCGCACCGCGTTGGTCGAATTGGTGTCAATCGGCATACCGATTGACGATGCTATAGAGAATATAGGCGTGCCCGCCGACGCGATAAGCGAGCGGCTAATGACCGAGCTTAGGCTCATTGAAACCCGCCTTGAAGCAAAACTGTTAACTACGGTGATCGAAGCGTCGCAGGATAAGTGGGCGGCGGCTTCTTGGTTGCTTGAACGCCGATGGCCTGCACGGTGGGCTAAGCGACAAGAAAAGGGCGGGTCGTCAAAAGAATTGCCTGCAATGATTGTGGACGTGATTAAGAACCTCGAATAGTGGATTATGTTAAACTGCTCGCTTTTCTGCGGTATTTCGTTCGCACCGATAACATAGAATCGAAAACGAATTTTTGCCGCGTCATCCGCAATCGCGTCGAGGGCGGAATGGACGGCGAGCGGTTAGAGGACACGCTTGTCTTTTTATTAGAATCGCGCGAAGCGCTTTGGGCATTTGATGTTAAATGCGATCACTGCACGGCGGATGAACTATGCCGCGACTGTAAAGAGCTTTTAATCGCTTGGGAAGCGAGCAGAGAGCCAATACACACCGCGACGCACTTTGTTTTTTCTTCTCGCGCCCGTGCTCGTGAGAGCTTTATGCCGCATGTCGCCGCCCGATGGAATAAGACGTATAAGAACAAAGCTAAATATACAAAACGGGTAAAGGAACTTTTTGCCCGCGCTGAGGCTCTAACGGCCAAAGCCAACTCAATTGAGGACTCGACCGATGCCTGACGCCATGCCACCACCTAAGAACCCGATCCCGCCGCCATTTCTCCCGCCCGATGTGGACTGGGTGCAGGACAAGATACCAGAAGGCGCGCCTGACGGTTTATCGGAAGAAGAAAAGAAGAAATGGTATCAGAGCAAGACCATTATTTTTAATGTTCTAATGGGCGTTGCTTCGTTGAGTGCTTTCGGTGTTAAAGAAGTCAGCGTTATTACGCCTGACGTTGCATTGGCCGCTGCGGGCGGAATTACTGCGCTCGGCAATATTGTATTGCGCCTGTTCACCAAAAAGCCCATTAAATGACGCCTGATTTCTGGTTCCTAGCCGCTACTATTTACGGCGAAGCCCGTGGCGAACCGTGGCAGGGCAAAGTTGCCGTGGCGTGGGTCATACAAAACCGTTTGAAATCACGGCGATGGGGCAATTCTTATCGAAGCGTCGTAACCGCGCCGAAGCAATTTACTTGCTGGAATGCGGACGACCCGAATTATGCGATAATACAACGGGCAAACCTAGAAGATGCTGTGTTTCAATCGTGTGTCGCCGCTGGCGCGGCGGCATATTTTGAGCTATGTAACGACCCAACGGACGGGGCGCTGCATTATGCTGCTTCATACATACGGCCTAAATGGGCAACGGATGATTTTGTTGAAATAGGCCGCCACCGCTTTTATCGAGGTGTCAATTATGGCGGGTAGGTCGGAGTCGCCTTCATTTATTCCAGTATCGTTGCAACTTTTGGACAACCGTTTTTCGGATATTAAGGAAACCATACGAGCCGCCGAAGAAAGGCACGACGAAGCGTCGGAACGGCTTACTACTGCTATTGGTAAGTTAGAGGAACGCATATCAAGTTTTGAGCGAAATTTTTTGAAATATGCGGCGGTAATACTAACTATTCTAATGGGCGGCGACGCCGCTATGAAGGCATTAGGCGTTGGATGAGTGTATCGAATTGGCGAACTGAACTTTTACAGGCGAAAAGCGACCCTAATTTTTTCGTTCGTCAATTCCTAAGCGCGACGCCGGAACAATGGCAAGCGCAAGCCCTTGATTTAATTGGGCAAAAGAATAAGCTCGCCATACGAAGCGGGCACGGTGTGGGTAAAAGCGCATATTTATCGTGGACAATTCTATGGTTCCTGTTCACGCATTATCCGGCTAGAATTGCTGTCACCGCGCCCACAAGCCATCAGCTTACCGGCGTTTTATGGCCTGAACTAGCTAAATGGGCGTATCGGTTGCCCGAAGTCCTTAAAGACCAACTAATCATCACGAACCTGAAAGCCACCCTCAAAGGTTCTAATAATTCTACGTTCGCTATAGGGCGGACAAGTCGTAAAGAAAAACCAGAAGCACTACAGGGGATTCACGGCGAGAATACGCTTTTTATTATCGACGAGGCGTCGGGTGTTGATGATGCAGTCTTTGAAGTGGCCGAGGGTGCATTGACAACGCCGCGTTCTAAAGTTATAATGTGCGGAAACCCGACTAGAACCGAGGGCTATTTCTTCAACGCATTTCATAGGTCGGCCAAGAACTGGACGCGGTTGCACGTGCGGAGTTTCGATTCCTCGCAGGTGTCTACTGAATTTATTGAAGAAATGCAGGATAAATACGGCGAGGACTCGAATGTCTATCGGGTGCGGGTTCTTGGTGAGTTTCCTCTTCAATCAGAAGATACTTTGTTCGAGCATAGCATGTTGGAAGCCGCTACGCAAAAAGAATTTACTGACCTCGCCCCCGCCCGCCTGATATGGGGCTTGGACGTGGCGCGGTTCGGCTCTGATAGAACGGCATTAGCAAAGCGAAGCGGGCAAGTGTTACTCGAACCTATTCAAACTTGGAGGGCGTATGATACAATGCAAACTGCGGGCCGCGTGGCGGCTATTTACGAAGCCGCCGACCGAAAACCCGACGACATATATGTCGATGCGATTGGCATTGGCGCAGGTGTTGCTGATCGCCTTCGTGAGCTTGGCTTTCCCGCTTATGCCGTGAATGTAGGCGAACGTGCAAGTAAAAATATGTTGTATAATAGATTAAGAGATGAGTTATTTTTTCGGGCGAAGGCTTGGTTCGAGGCGGGCGCGAGCATACCGGAAGATTTAGCACTCATGAACGAACTGTCAAACTTGCATTATGCGTTTTTAAGCAATGGCAAAATGAAAGTCGAGGAGAAAGCGTCGGTCAAGAAAAGATTGCACGCGTCGCCTGACTTGGCGGATGCTTTTGCATTGACTTTTATGCGGATGGATGATAACCTAGATTCACCGCCAAATATTTACAAAGGACGTAGCTTATCATGGCTCGCAGCATAAGCAAAGCCGAAGCAGAAAAGCAAATAAAGAGTTTTTTCGGACTGTGGAAACGCAATAGCGTTTCATGGCGTGAAGAAGCGCGGACGGCGCATAAATTCTATGCAGGCGAGCAATGGTCGGTCGATGACCGCGCTTTTCTTGAAGAAAACCTTCGCCCCGTCATTACATTTAACCGCGTCGCGCCTTTCATTGACGCGATCACCGGAAACGCGATCAATACCCGCACCCGTATAACTTATTTGCCACGACAACCACAAAACTCTACTGCGGCGCGAGCTTTATCCGAAGTCGCGCGATGGGTGCTTGAAAAGTCGCCTGCCAACGAGGAAACCCGCGCGTTTACGGACGCCCTAATCGGCGGTGTCGGCTGGATTGGCGTATCAATGGATTATGACAAGAACCCGGACGGCGATATAAAAATTGAACGCATTGACCCGTTTGAAATGTTGTGGGATACGAGAGCGGCTACTATCGACGATTTACGGTTTGTAGCCCG